CCCCCGACAATGCACCCGAAGGACTTACTGTATCAAGTCTGTTCCAGGAAGTCAAAAGACTTTATATATTTAAAGAGTCATACAACCTTCCAAAAGAACGCAAAGACATTCTGATGATTCAACTGTTGGAAGCGATTCATCCTGATGAGGCATTGATGGTCAAAGAACTGTTCAGTGGAACTTTTTATGGATACGGGATCAACAAGCAACTCGTACTTGATGCATTTCCCGATATTGCTGCTACGGTAGTTTCTTCTTAAATATTGCCATTGCATACTTGGCAAGGTAGTAAGAATCTACAATATCAGAGACAGGACTTGAACACTCCTTGCTTTCCTTGTCCATTGTTTTCATCAGATCGATATTTGTATCTTTGACAAATGACGAATGCATCATACATTTATCGGAATTCCCCTTACCTGTGGCAAACTTTTTTAGTGCAGCAGGTGCAATAGTATCAAATCGAATATTGTGTTTCCATAACTTATGCTTAAGCAATCCGCAGTTCTCGCCGATGTGAAAAACCTTTCCCTTGGCTCCCATGGCATAATCCTCTATGACGAGTATGTCGGGTTCAATCCCACATTTGGCGACAGCCCATTCGGCAATAAGATCAAAACGGTGCTCAGGACAGAGGTAGTCGGGATAGGGATCACCTGTCCAAGTCATGAAACCGCTGCTGTAAGTAACTTGATTGCGTTTGACCGAGGTCAGGAACCAACATTGGACTTTGTCCCCATCGATGAGAGTGACAGCAGGTGAGGTCATAGAGTAGTCGATTCCTAGTGCTTTCACAAAAGTATGTATTGTCTTTATCTGAATTTGAGGTAGAATATACAACATGAATATCGAACGAATTAAAGAACTAGTTGAAATTGATCTCAAAATCGATGGCACTGAATTGGGCGATGAATCAATTCGTATCCCACAACTACACAGCAAGTATCTTAACATCTACCACGATGAGTGTCTGATCCTTCGTAAATTGGATGTAGACTTCAAAATTCTCCGCAAGCAAAAATGGGAATACTACAACGGAAAGATGTCTCAACAAGAACTTGCCACACTTGGATGGGAGCCTTTTGGTCATCGAATCTTGAAGCAGGATTTGGATATTTACTTAGAATCCGATACCGACATCATAAAGCACGAATCAAAGATAGACCTACAGAAAGCAAAGGTAGAGTACCTAGACTCTATTCTCAAAGGAATTAACAATCGGAATTGGGTAATTCGAAATGCAATTGAATGGAGAAAGTTTATGAGTGGGGTTATCTAAATATAATCAATGCCTGTAATTGAAGTCCGTAGTATGAATACCGCCAACCTTCGAATTGTTACGGAGAATGGTATTGCATATGAATTACAGGAGTACTTTACATTCGATGTACCTGGAGCAAAGTACACACCCGCCTTCAAGAGGCGAGTATGGGACGGGAAAGTGCGACTGTTCAATGCATACTCGGGATTAATGCCCGCAGGATTGATGGACTATCTTGCAACATTCTCCAAAGATCGTGGATACGAACTTCAAGTTGATTCTGCAATTGCACAACCTGAAATTAAATTCAACTGCGATAAAGTTCGTGAGTTCATGAAATCCTTAAACCCTACGGCAAGAGGGTTACCACTAGATCCGCATGACCATCAAGTTGATGCAGTATGTCATGCACTCAATCAGTCAAGATGTGTTCTGCTATCTCCAACGGCAAGCGGAAAGAGTCTTGCAGTCTATTCCCTGTGTAGATACTATCAAAGTGCAATTGCTCCCAATCGTAAAATCCTAATAGTGGTTCCTACCATTTCGCTTGTTGCTCAACTGTATGCAGATTTTAAAGATTATTCAGCACAAACCAAATGGAATGTTGAAAACAATTGTCATCGAATTACTGCGGGTGAGGCAAAACTAACCGACAAGCAGATTGTAATCTCGACATGGCAAAGCATATACAAACTACCAAGAGCATGGTTTGATAACTTTGAAGTGGTTATTGGAGACGAAGCACATCTCTTCAAAGCACAGAGTTTGAACGGGATCATGAACAAACTAATTGACTGCCCTTATCGAATTGCACTTACAGGCACTCTTGATGGCAGTAAGATTCATAAATTGGCGATTGAGGGGTTATTCGGCCCTGTGTACCAAGTGACCACAACAAAAGAACTGATGGAGAAAAACCTCTTAACGAATTTAAGAATCGAATGCATCATGCTTCGATACCCTGCTGAAATTCGAAAGACAGTGTGTGGATTAGATTATCACGGAGAGATTGAATGGCTGATCAACTGTGAGAAGCGAAACGAATTCATCACTTCACTTGCATCTGCAACCCGTGGTAATACTCTTGTCCTTTTCAATTATGTTGAGAAGCACGGAAAGCCACTATTCGAAAACATCAAAAAGTGTGCCACGAATGTAATAGAAAATCGCAAGGTGTTCTTTGTAGCAGGGGAAACTGAACTTGAACAGCGCGAAGGAATTCGAAACATTGTAGAGCAAGAGGAAAATGCAATCATTGTTGCTTCTTATGGAACATTTAGTACAGGAATCAATATTCGAAGTTTGAAAAATATCATCTTTGCAAGCCCATCCAAGAGTCGAATTAGAGTTCTTCAGAGCATTGGTCGGCAATTAAGAAAGTGTGATGGGAAGCATATTGCCAAATTGTATGACATTGCAGATGATCTTCACAGCGGAGAAACACTAAACTACACCCTTCAGCATTTTCTGAAACGAGTTAAGATTTATGAGTCGGAGCAGTTCAGATACAAGTTGATAAAGATGCCAATTGATTTGAAAATTCAAAGACCCAAAAAGGATCACACATGACGCAAGTTTATCCAATACGATTGATTCGATTGATGACGGGTGAAATGCTAATGGCAGGGATATCGGATGGTGGTAAGTTGTCATATGTATTGGAGTGCCCAATGGTTTTGATTGCTGTCACATCATCAAGACAAAGAGAGAATCAGATTCAAGAAGTAGCGGTTATGCTAAAAAATTGGATTGAATTTACTGCTGATGAGTACTATATCATCTCCAAAAAGGCAGTAATGTGCATCATGAAACCAACAAGAGAAATTCTTGCAGACTACATTCAGGCAAAAATACATTCAGACATTATGGGCGATATGATCGATAGCGGATTGTCTGAAGGTAAATCTATCAATGACTTGAGTGATGAAGAAGACTCGCAGGATGAAAATTCTGAGGATGGGGATAGCGAACCATCATGGGATGATGAAGAGTATGACGAGTTTCCAGGTTGGGGTGGAGATCCACGGCTCTAGGTACTTAAGTACTTACTATACTCAGTACTTACTATATTACTCAAAGGAGTACATTAAGTACTAGTAACTTAAGTAACTTAATCCACCCCTTGAACTCAAGTGTATCTAGTATCGGAAATCGGTAAATTGTCTTTGATTTGAAAATTTGCTAAAAGAATTTTACAGAAGACACTTTACATTAGTGTAAATTGTGATATAGTCACTCATAACAAACGGAGAATAGATGTCAAAAAAGCGTGAAGGTAACCATTATATTGACAATGAACGATTCTTAAATGAACTCGTTACACACAAGGACATTGTCATTAAAGCAAAAAAAGAAGGCATCAAACCTCCTGGAGTGAACAACTACATTGGACAATGTTTCTTAGACATTGCAAACAATCTATCTAAGAAACCCAATTTTGCAAATTACACATACAAGGACGAAATGGTATCAGATTCAGTTGAAAACTGCATCATGTATGCTACTAACTTTGACCCATTGAAATCAAGAAATCCTTTTGCCTTCTTCACTCAGATAATCTACTATGCGTTCCTTCGAAGAATTCAGAAAGAAAAGAAGCAACTGTATATCAAGATGAGATGCTTTGAGGAAAATGATCCCACAGGAAGATTTCGTAATTGGATGGAGAAAGAGCACTCCAAGTATGAAGATACAGGACTAAGTCCGTTTGCAGATTTCATCCCAAGCGAAACACAAACAACAGAATCTCTTAAACCGAAAAAGAAAAAGCGAGTTCGTAAAGGTGAAATTGAACCACCTACATTGGATTTAGAAGATAAATGATCGCAGTTATCAACGATACACATTTTGGCGCAAGAAACGATAGCCCAATTTTCCTAGAGCATTTTCTAGAATTTTGGGAAACTACCTTTTTCCCAACACTTGAAGACAGAGGGATCAAGCGAATTATTCATTTGGGTGACTTTCTTGATCGAAGAAAGTACATCAATTTCCACACACTCAATCAAGTTCGTACTCGGTTCCTAGAGCCACTATCAAAAATGGGAATTGAAATGGATATTACTCTTGGGAACCATGATGCGTTCTTCAAGAACACCAACCGATTGAATTCTGTTGTTGAGTTGTTTGCAGGATATTCGAATATTCGTATTCATGAATCTCCTACGATTCTTGATCTTGGCGAAATGAAGGTGGGTATTGTCCCATGGATCACCAAAGAAAACGCCCAAGCATGCCTTG